TAAATGGAAATCCTGCAACCTCTTCTATCAATTCTTCTGCCCAACGTGTTTCTGGAACCCATACTAAACCAGATGATACTATATCTGTCACAGAATTTAAACGGGCTAATTTATCTCCTGAGCCTCTATGTGGGGTATACTCCTGTACAGGTATCCCCATTCTACGCATCTCCTGATAAACAGCTGTGCCTGCACTCTTTTTTTCAACAATGAACGAATCAGGATTCCAATTACCATACTCCTCCATAGCCAAAGCTTTTAATTCAGGAAACTCCAGACGCTTCTTTATACTGTTTAAAAGCACGATGTTGTGAGTATTATCATTTTCATTCAAGAAAACACCCCATGTTGTCAAAGCTGTAAAGTCTGCTCTATTGTGTGTTTCAGCAGCTGCGTCTAAAGACATTATGATGTATTCACATAACGGGGGTTGCTCGTCTTTCCATTTCATCCACCATTCTCTTTTAACAATAGAGGCTTCTTCTGCTGTGGGTTCTTGCTGATACTGGGCATTCCACTGAAAGACAGGCATAGATGCCTTTGTTCTTAGCAAGGCTTCCATATCAAAAAACTCAGGCCAGAGTGGTTTTTCTACTTCTTTTTTAGTTTTTTTGTCCTCTACTTTTAATATTGCTGGAAACTCCACCACTTCATATTGATCAGATCTATCATTCTGCGCCATGTCTTTAGTAACACGACCCGTTAAATCATCCATATGCCAACGTGTTTGTATAATAGCCACACGACCTCCAGGCATCAAACGTGTACGCGCACCAAAAGTAAACCAGTCGTATGCTTTCTCAAAGACTTCAAAGTTGCCGTTAATTACATCCTGCTCAGAATGAGGATCATCAACAAGCAACAAGTCAGCACCACGACCCGCTATAGATGAGCCAATCCCACAAGCATAGTACTCTCCTCCTGTGTTTGTATTCCATCTTCCTGCTGATTTAGAGTCTATTGCAAGTTTTACAGTGGGAAATATGGCTGTGTAGTCCTCTGTAGCTATTAAATTACGTACTTTTCTACCAAAATCTACCGCTAAATCAGTTGTATGGGATACCATCATTACTTTTTTGTTAGGGTTACGCCCTAAAAACCAAGCTGGAAACATAATGGAGACAAGTTGGGACTTGCCGTGTCTTGGAGGGATGTTTACACAAATCCTGTCCTTGTCTCCCTGTTCGATAGCCATCAACATATCAGCCAGAAGCCTGTGGTGTTTCCCAACAATGTAATCTGGCTGCATGTGCTTACAAAACGCAATTAAATCATCATAAGCTTTTTGATTTCTACTGCGAACAGCTAGTTCATCGACCATTTTGTCGATCTCTACCACCTCTTCAGGGGTATATTTATCTAAATTATCCAACATAACTTGGATTTCAGCTTCAGAAAAGTTAAAAACGGGTTCAACTGCTGTCATTTTCGTCTTTCAAGCCTAATTCTTCGTCTACATCTATAGATTCACCGTTAATAACCACAGCTTCTTCAACTTCTTCCTCTGAATTTACCAGTTTTGCCAACTTAGAACGTAATTTTTCCCTTAGATCGTCTGTAGATTGATGTGTTACAGTAACTTCTGACTTTTCTGCAAACAATCCTACGTCTGATATCTTACCTAATAACTCTAAAGCACGTATTCTAACCCTTGGATCAGGGTTTTCACTCTCTAAAAGTAATTTATTTGTAACTAAGTGACGTATTTGCAACGAATTTTCAACTACAGACCGCCCAAACTCACTTAAAATAGTGTCTGTCAGTATAATTGAGGCTGGTTTAAGGGTGGAAATCTTTTTTTGAGTAACTTTTTTAGAAGTTTCAGCAGGATTACCAGCATATGCAGTAGATATTTTTGATGCAACATCCTTATCCTCCTTATTAGGAGTGGTATCCAACCCATGGTTCTCTAATTCCCTTGCCGTGTTAGCAGCAGCACTTGTACGTTCCTTCAAATCCAAAGAAGGTTTAGCCTTTTCTAAGGGAACTCCTAACTCAGGTTCAATCATAATCGTCATTTTTGCTCGCAGGTATTAACCGTATTAAAAATATTATATAGCGAAAAAAATTTTTTTGTAAAGTAGTTTGGGACTCCTATAGGGGGGTGTTCCTAAAAAAGGGGGGGTGTGGGGTCGAACTCAGGGAAAACGAAAATATTTGAGTAAATTAATATATATACAGATGCCGTGTGCGACACACACAAAGTGGGGGGTACGGGTGGGGTATGGGTAAGATGTTAGGGAATTCCCTAACAACACTATTTAGTATCATATGATAACAAGTTATGGTAAATGATGTTTGATTAAGACAAGCGTTAACAAGTTATGCTATAAAGATCTTATCGGAAGGACAAACCGCCCGTGTTAGGGATTTTCCCTAACTTATTTTAAATTAAATAAAGGAGGCACTCATGCCTAATACTAAAAAAACTATTGCAATTACTGTTGATCATGTTGAGCCAGAATTAGAAAAAGCGCTCATATCTAATATGAAATCAGGCACGATACTTATTCAAGTTTTAAGAACGCTTGGAAAGAAATGGACTGATTTTATATCACCAAATACTAAGGACAGTATTTCTACTAGTACGCCAGAATACTATGAAAGTATAAGGCAAGCGATTGCAAAAGGTTTTACATCTGAAGAGCGTGTTTTATGGGAAACACCTACCAAAGAATTGGATAAGGTACAATCTCATGAAAAACGTGAATTAGGTCAAAAGATCGGATCTAAAATAAAAGATATCAGAAGGCAATTGAAAAAAGAACAAGAGCCTAAAAAAGATCGAGCCGAGCCTAGATCCCCATTACAATTATTTTGGGATCATATCCATAAAGCTGGTGATCTTTTAGTAAGCCAGCCTATCTTTGACGATAACAATGTTAGGTTAAAAATCGAGGATGCTATCCAAGCTATCTATGATGCTGACCCTATGAATCCACTAAATAAATAATACTCTAGCCCCTGCAGTGAAAACTGTGGGGGCTTTTTTGTGCCTATTTAAAACTCAATATTCACGTAGGGATTTCCCTAACACATTATTGAGATCACCAAATTGAAACCAGTTACTCTGATCGCGCTGAGTCTTTGGTAACACGTTATTGAAACCAGTTACTTGTGTTGCGCTGAGTCTTACGTGTTAGGGAAGTCCCTAACATAATGTTCGGTTTTATAACCTTACAAAAAAGGTAATGTTCGGTTTTATGGGGGTAATGTTCTGTAATGTTCGGTAAATATTAGACAAAAACGAACATTATCAAATGGTATCACATGGTTGTATTTGGTGCTAAGTAGTGGCATGGAGTGTTAGTAAAAGTGTCTATATATATATATATTTATATAATGTTCGTTTTCTAAAAAATTGAACGGAAACATTTGGTCGACAAGGTTTTGCGTAGTCTTTGTTCGTTTTCTATCCGTCACCTTTTCAGAGCCTCTCACTTTCGCTGATTTTCCGAACATTAGAACATTCCAATCTTTTCAGATACTTACAAGCCCCACCAACCGAACATTACAGTACATTACAGTACATTACACTATTTACCACCATGTAATACTCAAACACGTCATACAGCACCCCTTGACACCACCTAATATCTATGGTATACTAAAAGTATAATTAGAAATCTGTCAATAACAAGGAGAACCAATAAATGCCAAGTACAACCAAATATCAGTTAGGGAAATCCCTAACGTGTTCTGAGTGTGGTGCAGACATCAATCCAAAGCGCCACGCACTAGGTTACAATACTTGTCTAGCTTGTGGTGAGTTACTAGCACACGAAGTAAAGTTCTGTGTCGTACCCATGCACAAGTCAAACTACGTAGTCGTTTCTCGTAAGAGTGACTTAATCGGAATTAACAATAAGCAGGAGAGATAGAATGAAATATAAAGTAAGTATGGATAAGAAGGGTAAGGTCAGCGTGGATAAAGAGTTAGGGAAATCCCTAACAGATGCTCCAATGCCAAGATCACTAGAGATAGCTGAGAAGTGCATGGGTGAGGGTAAAGTGGATATCCTACCAGACTTTGGAGTTAGTGGGGAAGTATTGAAAACACTTAGTGTAAGTGAGAAAAGGTTTCTACAAGAACATCAAAGACTACACGCAATGGCTAAGTATATGCACGAGCAAAAGCAAGAAATCCAAAAAGCTAAGTTCTTTAGGCGACTAAACAAAGTGCTTGATAAGAAGTTAGTCAAGCCAAGTATTATAATCGAATATGTTAATCAGTATCAGAGAGGAGATAAATAATGATACAACCTATTGGAAACATATCTGCACCGAACCTAAGTTCTAGTGCTATTCTAATTGACTTCAGTATTTCACAGTGGACTGGCAGAAAGCTAGACAAACGTGCAAGTGAGGAAGTCGAGACAACCAACAATGTACAAGCCGTTGGTGTCGCTAACGTACACAAACGTATTATGGGTAAGTGTCCAGAGTTGGATGCTATCCACAAGTTTGTTGGTAACTTACGCAACAGACACTACTCAATGACCTTGCCATGGTCTGACCAAGGGTTGCGTATGGTGACAACTATGGGTCTAGACAAATATAACAAAGCCATGACCGAAGGCGAACAAGAGTTTAACAAGCTAGTCGATAGCTTTATGCAAGTATACGCTACCCGTATATCTGAGGCTGAGACTACTCTCGGTAACTTGTTTGTACATGATGATTATCCTACACTCGAACAAATGCAACACAAGTTTGGTTGGCGATTAAACTTTATACCTATTCAAGAGAGTGGAGACTTTCGTGTCGATATCGGTAATGAACAAGCCAAAGTATTACAAGAACAATACACGAAGTATTACGACTTACAGTACACAAACGCCATGAAAGATTTATGGGACAGATTGTACAAACCCCTAGCCAGAATGTCGGAACGGCTAGACTATCCAGAAGATGCAGACAAGGATACAAAGAAAGTGTTTACCAAGACGCTTGTGTCTAACGTCACAGAAGTTCTTGATCTTCTTAAAGCTTTCAATGTTAGTAATGACAGTGACATGGAGATGGCTCATAAGAAGTTAAGACACGCACTCAATGGTGTAACACCAGAGGCATTGCGTGAAGATGATCACTTACGACTTGACACTAAACGTACAGTTGATGAAGTGATTAAGAACCTACCGAGTATCGGTATTTAACCGTTAGGGATTTTCCCTAACATAATTTAGACATAAGGAGAAACAAAATGTCAAACGCAAAAACAATGTACGCACTTAACCTAGAGCAGTGTGTTGATCTTATAAGTGCAATCGGTAACAAGCAGACAGTATTGTTACAAGGTGATATGGGTAACGGCAAGTCAGCCGTTGGTTATATGCTAGAACGCAAGATGCCAACCCACAAGTATTTCTACTTTGATTGCACCACTAAAGACTTGGGCGATATCATGTATCCTAAGTTCAAAGACGTTGAGGGTGGTGACTGTGTTACCATGGTGACTAACGAGGAGTTAGGCTTTCACATGAACCAACCAGTCATTATTAACTTAGACGAGTTTGGTAAGGCGTTACCACCAGTAAAGACGGCTTTGTTGCGTGGTATCTACGAACACAAGATGGGCAAGTATTCTTTGCCAGAAGGTAGCATTATCTTTGCGACTACCAACAAGGGTAGCGAGGGTGTCGGTGACATCTTACCACCACACGCACGTAATCGTATGACAGTGGTGCAAGTGAGAAAGACAGACCACATGACGTGGATTGAGTGGGGTATCAACGAGGGCGATATCGACCATTCAGTTCTTGGTTGGGTCAAGGACTTCCCACAGACATTCCACAGTTTCGAGGGTATCAAAGACCCAGAAGAGAACCCATACATCTTTCATCCACAAGCACAACGAGATGCGTTTGTTACACCACGGTCACTAGAGTTAGCCTCTAATATTGTGAAGATGCGTGACGTGTTGGATACTAACACGTTAACTGGAGCATTGATTGGTACGATTGGCGAACGTGGTGCTATGGACTTGATGGCTCATGTTAGCGTGGCAGATGACTTGCCTAAACTTGATGATATCAAGAACGATCCTACGAATGCCAAAGTACCGACTACGGCTAGTGCAGTATGCATGGTGGTGTATCGTACATTGACCACAATAGAACGTGATTGGCTAGACAATTGGATGATCTACATGAATAGGTTAGACACCGAGGCGCAAGGTCTATTCGCTAATGGTGTCAAGTCACCCAAGTATTCCAAGCGATCTATGGTGATGACCAACAAGAAGTTCACCGATTGGGCTAGAGAGAACAACTATATGTTTTCTGCTGATAAGAAGTAAGGAGGAGTAAATGCTTAATATCGGACAAAAACTAACAGTAGAGCAACGGCTACACAAAGCAGTTGTCGGTATCATGGAGAACCAGAAGTACATGGCATTGGCAGGTGTTTTGATGGTCGGTGAACGCACTATATCTGAAGAGATACCCACGGCTTGTACTGATGGTAAGAACGAGATGTACAATCGTGAGTTTTGTGAGAAACTTAATGACGCAGAGTTACGTTTTCTTATACTACATGAGAACTATCACAAGTTATACAGACACTTACACACTTGGCAACATCTGAATAAAGATGATCCAGAGTTGGCGAACAAGGCTATGGACTTTGTTATTAATGCCAAACTCAAAGAGGATAATGACGGAGATGGGTTTGCTACAATGACTGGTGAGTTATCCAAGGGTTGCTATGATCCCAAGTACAGAGGTTGGGACACAGCTAAGGTGTTTCATGACTTGAAGAAGAATAATGATGGTGATGGTGGCTCTGGTGGTAACGTGTTAGACATACATGATTGGGACAACGCGAAAGACATGACCCCAGAAGAGAAAGACCAACTTGCTAGAGATATCGACCAAGCCATACGGCAGGGAGCGATGGTTGCAGGTAAGATGGGTAGTGGTGGTGATCGTGACATTGATGCGTTACTGAAACCACAAGTCGATTGGAAACAAGTGCTACGTGAGTTTATCACCGAGACTTGTGCAGGTCGTGACTACTCTAGTTGGCGAAAACCGAACAGACGATACATTAGTATGGGTATCTATATGCCTAGTGGTGTATCCGAGAAAGTCGAGGAGTTAGTGCTTGCCATTGACACGTCAGGCAGTATTGGTCGTACTCAACTATCTATATTCTTATCCGAGGTAAGGTCTATTGCCGAGGTGGTCAAGCCTAGTGCAGTACGCATACTGTATTGGGACACCGAGGTGTGTCGTGCAGAGAAGTATGAGATGCACGAACTAGATAATATTATCAACTCAACCAAACCAGAAGGTGGTGGTGGTACTACGGTTGAGTGTGTACCACAGTACATGACGGATAATAACATATCACCACAAGCTTGCATTGTTCTAACGGACGGATACCTTGGTGGATCATGGGGTCAATGGAATTGCCCTACACTATGGTGCGTTATAGACAATGAAAGTGCCAAACCAGACGTGGGTAAGGTTGTTCACGTCAACTCAAATTTGATGTAGGGATTTCCCTAACATGAAACTGAGCAAAGAATTTGAAAACCTAAACCCAGAAACCAAAGAGTTTATAAAAGAACTCGCAACTTATATAGAAAAAAGGAGACAGAAAATGTCATATAGATACTTATCAATGAGATTATCAAGCTTTGCAGACGTTGCAAAGAGATACAACGAAGTAAAACCTATGGTTAGTAAGAACCATAAGAAAGAAGATGACCTTAGACCGATAGGTGTTCGCAGTAGAAAGCATGAACGTATTATCAAGGTCAATGATCAGAAGTATATTCTCAATGACGGTGAGGTTGACCCAATAAAGTTTTGGGGTGGTTATCATCATCAACAAGCAAAAAGAGTACCGACCATGCAAGAAGTCGAGGCACTAGCTCCGATAGTGTGGTCTATTGATGACGAGGGTAACGAGTTTATCAAGATACGTAATGGTTCTGGTGGGGGCGCACATATGTCAAGGTACACATTCCTAGAACACAATCTACCTAAACAGATGGTATTTATTGTTGATAATGGTAAGCAGTATATTGCCATTGGTGATAAATTTGGGGGTAGTCATCACTTCTTGCCGAAGAGTGATTACTTTTGGGGTAATAAAAATTCTAAAGAAGATGGTAAACAGTTGCACTTTGTAAGAATGGCAGGCACTACCAAGTGGCTACCAGAGGGTAACACGTTTCAGTTCACACCACCTAAGAAGAGAATAAACAAAGAACGTAAAGCTAAACTTAAAGGTGCAATCGATAGTATGTGGGGTTACATTAGTGCTATGTGGCAACTAATAGATAGCAATGATCCCTATGACTACAACCGACATACACAACTGCAAAGCGAGATGTATGAGGCTTTTGCCAAGTGGTCTGGAGAACCAAATCAAGAAAGGTATTGGTGGGATTGGAAGGGTAAAGGTGACTTCATTGCTCATGTGTTTGAGACTGAAGAACATCCATGTCGTGTTAACCTGCTTGAGATGTTTGTACGTGATAGTGATCTGAGGTGGGTCGGAGTATCAGAATCTTGGGTAAAGAGGCAGTATGGTAGAAAGATAGAAGTTGATGAAAAGGAGTTTTTATCTAAGGTACGTAGTCAATACAATCGTTGGGTAAACAAGGCTTTGGAGATTGAGTACCTACATTCCGAGGCATCAGTAATAGAAGTAAAAGGAGATAAATAATGAATAAATTACACAAAAGAGTAAGTAAGATAGCTGATAAAACTTTATCTTTGCAACGGCTAAAAGATAGTGCTGAGTGTGATGACCTAGTTTATGATTTGAATGATAGTGAATACATAGACCCTCAGATGTACTACTATGCCAAGGCGTTGTCAGACCATAACTCAGGATTAAGGTTTGCGCGTAAGCGTGCTAACGAGTTATGGGTGTATCTTGAAAGTAATCCGTATGTCCTGGGGTACATAGGTTATGATGACTACCAAGAACACGTTAGTGGTGAGAGAAAGTATATGGTTGCATCGCGCAATATTCAGAACGACAAGTATGCTAGTTATAATGACCAACATAGTATGTATACAAGTATTAATCTTAATACTATTGTAGGCAAGGCTAAGAAAGCTATGCGACCCATAAACCCCCTTGAGATAGCAGACATGGAGGTTAGGAGTATACAAGATAAGTTCAGACGAGGTGTAGCAGATTTAAGAAATGTCCAGTACAATGCATGGAGTAAGATAAAGTCTGATGACAAGTTATTGCAAGACGAGTTTCGTAACATTCTTAGGAGTGACTATAGATTTGTTAATCCAGATTTAAAGCATTCCTTGATAAATTGTTTTGAGGCAATCGATGCAAGTAAGGAGGCTGACGCAAAAACTTTACATGTACACTTTGTTCGTGCTTACGATAAGTACAAGGACGGCGCACTTCACTTTGAGGTCATTGACGTTAACAACTTACAGAACAGTACACCACACGTAACGGACGAGATTAAACGGTACACTGAGGAGACTATACCAGAAGATATAATGGGTAAGATTAGTGTTCTCAATATTACTGACGTTGACGAGTACGTGGAAGATGTTGGTTATAACACTGGCGATGGTATGTTCTATGTTGTTAAGTAACAATTCAACAATATACAATAGTATTTATCGTGTTTCAGTACGTAATGATGACGGTTACGTTAATGTAATATGTTTCGGTATGAATTGTGTTGACAAGGGTGATGTTGGTTGCTATTCTTGTGTAGATGATTTGCCAGAGTGGATGCAAGATAGGATAGCAGTGCTTTCAATGGTTAAGCCAGATGACAGAATAAGAAACGTGGGTTGGAGAACAGAGAAAGATGTTTTCTGGCTCACTGACGTGTAACGAAGAATGGGTTAGGGAAATCCCTAACCCAAAACTAAAGGAGACATTATGAGTAGACTTAGCGAT